CGAGCATTGGCAAGACTAGATTCTCACTTGCATCAACAATGTCGGCAAGATAAGCGTCTGAATATAGGGAAGACGAGACGCCAAGAATGGTTCTCAGCTCTGCAGCCGTGACGATTGTTGGCATCTCGTTTCCTTTCGATCTAGAGTGTGACAGGCCAGCTCGGGAGCGGACTGGCCGTCACTTTTAGGGATTTAACTACGCGACCATCCAGCGGTATGCACCTGCGCCGACCTTTGTAGCCAATGCGCCGTAGCCGTAGTAGGCAACTTCGATTTGGCCGTTAAGTGCGACGTTTGTCTGAAGACGGAAACGTGAGGATTCATACCAAGTGTATGCATCTGGGTTGATAACGATGATGGTGTTGTCGCCAACGCCTGAACCTGTTGTGAGGTTACGATCAACGCGGAAATTCAAGCCAAGAAGGTTTCCGGTTGCTGATCCAGCACCGAGATTTCCGCCTTGATTCATATTGCCAATGAGGTTCTGATAAATCGGACGTCCTGCATCAGCGAGGTTTTGAATCGCGCCCCATTGCTGAGGTGATGCGATGATGTTTTGAGCAAATCCGAGAGTTCCAGCGTAGATTGAAACGCCAGCATCGGAGATGAAATCAAGAAGACCAGCAGCATCGAGAGTGCGGTTTCCGCCGTCAGTTCCGCCAGCAATAAGGCCGGTTACAACTGCAACGTCAGTTGCCTTTGCGTATGCGTATTCCATTTGACGAACGAGTTCATCAAAGAACGCTGGTGAAGAACGATCAAGAAGTTCAACGGAGAAAGTTTGTCCGCCTGCATACTTCTTAACGGATACTGAAAGGAATTCGTTTGTCATTCCTGTTTCATCAATTGCAGCTGCTTCGGCTTCTTCGCCTACTGTTGGAACTGCGGTGATTTTAGGAATCTCGAAAGACATTCCTGCATCTGGAAGAACGCCGCGAGATACCGAATCAACGGCTGGGCGATCTGCATTTGACAACGGGTTGATAATTTCCGTGAGTTGGCGGGTCGGTATCAATCCGGCGTTGTTGCTTGTGGTGTCATCTGCTGCCATCACATATTGACGAGCAGAATCATCACCGAGCTTAGCGCGGACGCTATTCTCGAGATATTTCGCCTTTGTGAATTCAAGGCGAGGAGTTGTGTAGAACGCTGGGCGTGATGCCGAGACAGATTCTACTTTAGCTGCTTCTACCGCTTCATCAACGGCAGGAGCAGGAGCGGTAGTGTCAGACACTTGTTCTCCTTCGGTTGGTTTGTCTGAAGCAGCGGTTGCGGCATCAGAATCTTCTTTGGGTGCTTCGTTTTCGGAAGCAGCGACTTCGCTTACTCGAGCGGAATCAATTGCAGGATCAGTAACGAGGGAAACTTCATCAAGCGTTGCTGACGTAATTTGCATTACGCCCTTGTTATTTGTCCATTCGTTTATTTGTGCGCCAACGCTAAATCCGTCGCGCAATCCTTCGGTCGCTTCGACTAGCGCATCTTCGCCAGCCATCGTGTTAGCAATCTTGAAGGTTGCAATGATTCCGTTTGAGGTGACTTCGTGGCTCATCAACTTGCCAATTGGACGAGTACGATCGTGTTCGAGAAGCAATTTAACCGGCTTCATTTCAATTGAGTCAGCTGCAAAAACTGTCGGACCAACTGAAGTGTTGCCCTGCTCGTTCCAAGTGACAATCGTTCCGCTGATTGTGCGCTTTACTGTATCGGCCGCAGTTACGACCATTGGCATATTAATTTTCATTAGGAATCAAGTCCTCCTCGCGTTGAATTTGCTCAACGCTCATCGCGCCGATGCGGTTCAAGATTTCATAAACTTGAGCGCGTTCCAAAGCGTTGCCGCGTAAGAAGTCGTCAAGTGAGAATCTCACCATCACAGGATTTGGCACAAAGTCCGGAAGCGATAGACGCTCCTCGATTGCTTTGAGAATCGGGCGAAGTGAGAAATCAACTAGTGAGCGCCGCTCAGACACAGCGTTTGAGTAAGTCATCGAAGTCGTTTCGGCGCTCAAGAAGTAGGCTGGGATTCCGCAAGCCCGAGCCAATTCTAAAGCCACATATTGACGAGCTTCGGCAAGTTGTAATGATTTAGGATCAAAGCCGAATTCTTTTAGATCAACATCTGCATTAAGAAAAGCCGTTGAG